AACAGCTATCAAAAACTTAACCGCCTCGTGCCTTAACTGGGTGTCCTCTATTTTTTTGTCGGATATAATCCAGTCTACCCACGAAACTTTTGAGTTGGTCATGTACATAAACCCAGCACAAATAGGCTTTTCGTTATGTGTAACCATCAATCCTCCTACCCCATCATTCGGTAAAAAATCTTTAGGCGGCGGTTGCCAATCCCAATCTTTCCACCATCCTACCAATACATCCTCATAGTCAGAAGGACTTAATTCAATTATATTAAAATCCATTCTATGCAAAGATACTAATTTTACGGATAGCTTTTCATTACATCGCTCTCTACAGCAAACAGTTCCGTCTTATTAGTGTTAAAGTTTACAATAGTAAATATACAATAATGACCTAATAAACCATGTGATTCAGCTTCAGAACTTTTTATAAACATAATGTATGGGTCGTTAGATGGAAAAGCAACAGCTCCTGTATAAGTAGTGCTAACAAAAATTTTATTGATTCCGTTTTGTAAATCAACCTGTATGTTTGTTACTACCCCACCAAAATTTAAATCAGTATACTGAGGTAAAGAATGGTATATATAATCTCCAATACTAATAATACTACCTATGGAAACTAATGGGTCGGTTGAAAAGCTAAGCGTTGTTAAACCTCCATCAACAGATACGTTAGTTGTTTTACCAATACCATTAGCTGACCTCAAAGCATATTGTCCTTGAAGAGCAGGAACATTTCCTTCTTGTCTTACATAAGCAAACCAGCTACCTTCTTTCTTTTCAAACCATCCATCTTCAATGATACCGTTTTGCTGTATATCTGTTTCCATATACGCTTGCCACGCATTATCAGACTCTAAGTTTATTGTTTTAAATATTTTATTTTCTAATGGATTAATGTTAAACACACTTGATATTTGTGAGTTGAACTGCTCTCCATAGTAGTTGTTTCTAAGCTCATTGCTGTTGTGCCTATATAGATTACCTCCTTTAAATGTGTAAAAAAAGTTGTTCATACCAATCATGTAGTCTGGATTGAACGAATAAAATGATGGCCACCCCTTTGAATTATCACTATATGATAATGTCCACTCTGTTTTAACCGGTGACGGTATAGGTGGAACAACGCTTGTAGGCGCTGGTGTAGGCGAAGGTGCAACCGGTGTTGGGTCTGTCGGTGATGGACAAGTTGATTCGTATACCAAATTGTTTTCACCACCCATATACCCATGGAAATAACATGCGTAACTTACTGCTCCAAAATCACCATTTACATTTATAGTTACATCTCCGTAGTAGTAGGTGTATGAGTATCCGTCTGGCCCTACTTTTGTTCCAGCATTATATTGACCGGTGTATGATATTAATGATTCTAATCCATTGTTTAATATTGCAATAGGATGTGCTGAAGGCACACCGGTTAAAGTGTATTGACCCAGCTGAACTTGGTATTGTCCATAAGCTCCATTAATTACATATAACCTAACTATCCCTGCGCCTTGAAGCGATAAATCTGCCTCTGATACGGTTACAGTATTAGTTTGTATTAAACAATATTCTGGTAAAGTACCCGGAGTTGGTGGTGCAGGAGGTGTAGGTGGTGTAGGAACAGCTAAACACGTAGCACAATCTGCAAACTCTGGCAGACTAGATACGTTTATGTTTGTTACTGTTGAAACCGTAGTTCCATTTTCCCAACAAATAGAATTGTATCTTAAAAAATTAGGCCACGCAGAGTAACCTGTTGCTGCTCTAAAAACTTGTTTTTCAGAAGCATTACTACAATTTTGATATTCTTTATATTCATACCCTACTATTGGTGTAGTGTCTGCCGCTCCACAATTAGTCGTACAATTTTGATTAATATCATTCCAAGAACCATACTGAGAATTAAGAAGTACTGTAGACCCTTTAGACAAACATAAATCTTCTGTTCTGTTTTCGTCTAGTTCATAAGTATATTTAGTTCCATCACAACACTCTACAGTCCACGTACAAGTGTCTGCTCCTATCGGACAGGAAAATCTTATAGTTCTACAAGCTGATGATGAACTTGAATATGACATAAATCAATTATTGATTTACAAATTTACGAATTATTTACTTGACTTTTAATCCAAGCGTATGTTAATGCCACTCCCTCTTTAAGTGGTCTAGCATAATCGACAATGCTAACCTTCTGTCTAAAAAGATTATTATCACTATTTCTACCTCTGACTCCAAGCGGCCCAGGTATATGAACCTTGTTTAATTTTTTATCCTCAACCTCACACGCATAATCCACTAGCGTATTTATAGAAACCATCTCTTCGCTTCCTATATTTATTGGCCCTTCAAATTGCACTGCATTATTACAGAAATCTAATGTAGCTTTTATACAATCGTCAATGTAAAGAAAGCTTCGTGTTTGCTCTCCATCTCCCCATATTTCTACTTTATCTTTAGCTGTAATAACTTTTCTACATATAGCTGCTGGCGCTTTTTCTTTTCCGCCCTGCCATGTTCCTTCTGGCCCAAACACGTTGTGGTATCTAGCCACACGCACTTTAGTACCATTGTCTCTAGCAAGAGCTCCATATAATCTTTCACTAAATAGTTTTTCCCATCCATACTCTGAGTCTGGATTTGCTGGATAAGCTGAAGACTCTTCACAGTTAGGGTTGTCTGCATCCATCTGATTATGCTCTGGATATATACATGCACTACTACTGAAGAATACCATAGGTATATTTTTTTCTTTAATTATCCGTGCTACGTTTAAGTTTATTGTAGCACTATTAAGCATTACATTCAAGTCGTTTTCTCCTGTAAAAATGTAGCCTGCTCCTCCCATGTCTGCAGCTAACTGATATATCTCATCTGTATCAGAAGAGATACAGGTGTTTAATAAATAGTAATCAGTAGCATCTACTTTACAAAATTCATCTGCTTCCGTCTTACTAAACTCAGGGTATTTAACATCTACTCCGGTAACATAATGACCTATAGATTTTAATTTTCTAACTAAATGTGAGCCAATAAAACCACCAGCTCCTAACACTACAATTTTTTTCATTCTTTAAATTTTAATATATACTGTGCCCACTCGCTTGCGCTTTTGGGAGATTCTCTTTTATCTAATACTTCTACAAAGTTATGAATATATCCTTCTAATTTATTTTCCTCTGAAACTAATGTACGATATTTCTCATCACTACCTGGCGTGTTGTTCCTGTAGTTGTGCCACACCAAAGCATTTCTCATAAATTCAACTTTGTGTCCATACATATAAGCCATACAGCTAGTTATCTCTTGGTCTAAAAATGGGTGGAGATATTCATCATACAAAGACAACTGAGTAAAAGCTCCAGTCGAAAAAGTATTCGAGCCACTAACAACCGCAGTCTCTTTGAAATCATCCTGTACCCCTATACCTTTTCCTCTCATGTGATAATCATCTGTTAAATGTGATATAACATTATAGGTGTTATGAGGTCTTTCTTTTGTATAATAATCATAGTCCTCATCAAAATCAAAGTTAGGTGGAAACCCTGTCAACACTACGTTTTCTCCTCTTGACAACAAAGCATTTATATATAGTTCGTCCCAATCCTTTTTAAACCTGCAATGACTATCTACAGTGAGACAAAAATCTTCGCCTTCATATAACTCTTTATATATTTCATTGCGGTGATATCCTGTTCCTTTACCAAATGTATATGGAGTAAACTTATATCTTACATTAGTAATGTTATTTAAAAAACTAGCTGGTGTTTTTGTTTGTTCACTTACACCTATGTAAACTCTTTTAGGATATTTAGCTTTTGTAAAAGCGTCGTTTATTGTATTGATTAAATCAGGGTCTTTGTACGCAGCAATATTTATAAATATTTTATTCATCCCAATAGTAACGGTATAGATGTTGCCAACTCCACTCTTCTTCTTCCCATGGATATTTATCGTACATTAATTCTACTTTATCAAAATTACATCCTACTCTGGGGTTTGTAAACATCCCTAAGCTTGCTCTGTTTACATGAATGTAATCTGTAAAGGTAGACATTACGCTTCCTAAAAACTGAAATGAGTAACTAGGAATTAGTTGGTCATATATAGTAGCGGTCAGGGGTGTTAAGTCTTGTATAAAATCATCTAAGAAATAAATCTTATAATCTTTTCTCAAAAAATCAAATATAGATTTATCTTTTTCATCAGTTGCAATGTAGAGCGGTAATTCTTTTTTAAACAAATGCCTATCCAAGTACAAGGGTATATCGTGCAGCAATCCAACAGTCTCTGGTCTAGTGTCTATAAAGTCTCCACGCCTTACGTGAATGGAGTTATATTCACCCAGGTCTTTTCTAACTAAATCTATTCTATTTATATGTTCATCTTTAAATTTAAAACCATGCAGCATTTTATTTTTTATATCATTTTGTTTTTCTAACGTTGAGCCGTATACACTGTGATAAAAATGACCAAATAGATTACGAGGGAAGTGAATAAACTTATCTTCGTGTTTTAAGTTGTATTGTTTTCTGCCTTGAGAAAACTTTGTAAAATCAATAATATCTTTTACTTCATGAGTTAAAACAAAACCAATGCAACTAGACAGTGGGTGTAATTCTTTATACTCACCATTAAACAACATTATTTTTGCTATGTTATCTACACCACTAAAATATGTTTTGCCATTTAAAGCTGCGTATTCAGGTATATCATAATAATTAACTGTGTTAAAAGTTTGTTTAAACACCTTCTCATCCCATATATCAAATGGATTTATGTATGTTTCTTTTTTATCCCAAGGATTTATAGCGTTAAAATAAATACCAGGTGGTATAATAAATTTTCTACCAGTGATTTCTGATATAGCTAAACCTATTTCTAAAGACATCCTTACGTTAGCAAATCCTGCCCACCAAGGTTCGATAGAAATATATTTATCCAACATACTCCCAGTCTTTAAGCTTATAGTGTACGTAAAAGTTTCTAAAATGTGTACCTCCAAAGACTTCATTCCTTCCGTGTTCACACACGGCTGATTCATAAAGTATCATATCTCCAGGCTGAGCGTAAACTTTATACCATTCTCCGTCATGTCCCTGAATATCCAAAGGCCAGTCGTCAGACTCTGGTTTGTTAGAACAACCGCAAGCTAAATCTTTGTCTACTATAATTATAGAACTTATGTGGTGCGTAGCTATTCTGTCTACATGAGAAGTTAATGTTGCTCCTTTTGTGTAGGAACGGATACCATATATAAATGATTTTAATAGTGGCTCATTTACCCAGTCTTGATGAGTTTTTAAAAGCTGGTCGTGTATCATTGTTCTTACAGTAGGCAAATGGTCAAACGACATAAGCTCAGAACCTCCTCCTACAATAAACTGTTCTTTACCTACAAACTCTTCTTTTTCTAATTTATCTTTAAGTAGCTCATAAGACTCTCTAATTAAATTCCATGTATCTGTTGGACATTTTATCAAAGCAAAACCATTATCAGTAAATCTTGGAAAATCTTCTGCGTTGCTAAATGATTTCACGGCAGGTTTTTCTTTTATTTCATTTACTTGATTAGCTTTGACAATGTAAGATTTGTTTTGCATCTCTTCTATAATCTTAGGCTCTTCTACTTTTTGAACAGTCTTTTCATTTTTAGAATCATTAAACATTTTTTCATCTCCAGCTCCATCCCAACTATTTTCTCTCCACCAAGAAGTAACTATATATTTTTTCCCTTCATCCACGGTAACACCTTCATGTAAATATTGTTCTTGTAACTTTCCGTCTTTCATGTTTTCCCACCATAAAGCTTTGCCTATTTCAGGCTCTACGGTTTTGTTTAGTTTTGGAAAATGTGTGCCCCCTCCTTTGTACCCCTCGTTTAAATAAATCATTAAGGTGTGTGTTCTGTTACCTGATGCTTTACAGTGCATATCGTAAGCAGGGCCACTAAAAAAATCATTATGTGGTTTAAAATATTGTCCTGGCTCATATAGCTGACCTTGAAGAGCTTCTCCTTTATTAACATCTAAATTTAAATGACTCGCTATTTTTGTTTTGATATTCCATACCAAACCACTGTTGCCATCTAAATTAGAAGTGCTTGATGTTCGGTGGTCTGTTACATCTGAGCGGTCAGTACCACCAACAACAACAGATGAGCGACTATGATTAGCATCAATCATAGCAATTAGTTCCTGACACTCGTCAGGTGTTAGAAAGTTTTTTATTTCTTGCATTAGATTTAATTAAATTTAATTAAAGTTATAAATAAAAAATTAAAAGACAAAAGATTATGGACAAGTAGTACTTGTACACGAACCAGTGAAGGCTGCTCCATTCCAAAATCTATAGAAAGAACCTGTGTTATAGTATCCTGCGAAAGCCCCTCTTGTACAAGCGCTATCTCTATATAACAGCGTAGATGTACAGAAGTCAGTTGTATTCATATAAAAAGTTGTAAACCCAGCACATGTAAAACTTGGAACAGGCGAAGGACCACTCTGGACTATATACTCTAAACTTACTGTGTTACATGCAGCACTTGGCGCAGGTGTTGGCGCAGGCGCAGGTGTAGGACTCGGTGTTGGACTAGGCGTAGGGCTCGGTGTCGGAGTTGCTGCGTTACACTGCGCACATGATGCGTGTGTTGATGATGGCGTATTTCCATTTATACCAGCTGGTATGTCTTGAATTTCATAACAGTGTCCATCTCCCATTAAGGCCGCTGAACCAGTAGCTAATACTGAAGATGATACTAATTCAGTGTATGTGTTTGCACCACCGTCACATCTTGTTATAGCATAGTAGTAATTAGATACTACAGGCACTGGAGTTGGACTTGGCGTTGGACTCGGCGAAGGTGTCGGACTTGGAGCTGGCGTAGGAACTGGAGCAGGTGTCGGTGCTCCGGCACATCCAGTAAAGTTGTTAAATGCACAACCTCCAGTTGTTGTAGCTGTAAGTGTAGCTGTACAAACTGGGCTTATTCCTGTTATTGATGTTATTTCAAAACATTGCGTTCCATTCCATGTAGGACAACTTCCACCACCTCCGGACAATCTTACTGCTAAACCATTAATTAATCCACTACTTCCATTTATTGTAATATCATAAGACAATCCAGTTATACAATCTTGAACTCTAACATTTTGAGTTGCTACAGGCGCAGGCGTTGGCGCAGGCGTTGGTGTTGGTGCTGCACAACTAACTTTTGCATTTACAGTTCCAGAAGAATTTATAAGAAGTGCATAATCAGGTTGCGCTTGACCCAGAATATTTGATACCCCATACCAAAGTAATCCACCATTAAACACAGTAGATTGTGATGAGTTAGCATACATAGTATCTCCAGTTTGTATTAATCCAACGTTTGCTCTACTTGTAAACATGTAAGAACTTGTAGCTATAGCACAAGCAGCTGTATCAGTTCCAGAACCATTTTGTGCAAACGCTGTGCTAAATGTACTTGGACTTTCACAATCAAAACAATTATTAAAGCTTGTTAGAGACTCAACGCTTATGCTAGAGTTTCCAGTAGTAGATTGTGGGTTTGAGAAACATAAATCATTTCCACTAACATTATATCTAACTACACTTGGCCAGCTTGAAGTTGTAGTAAGTTTTCTAAATACCTGCGTTGTGTTAGTGTAACACTCAGTATATTCATTGTATTCATATATAGGAGTCGGAGCACAACCACCACAACTACTGTAAGCTGAATTAACAGTTACTGTAGAATCATAAGTTGTCGCAGCATTATCTACTATTTCCCAACATGTAGCTCCAGTAAACTCTGGGTTAGGCCCTGCAGCCGCACCAGTTATTTCTATTGATTGTGAGTTTTGGTATCCAGAAGTACCTGAAATTCTCACTTTATATGTTGGCGATGTTGTACCACACTGTCTTATTTCAACATCTTGTGTTGCTATTGGCGCTGGTGTCGGGCTAGGTGTTGGTGTAGCATTACAATCAACAATAGCGTCTACAGCTCCTGTAGCGTTTATTAATAATGCGTAACCATTATCAGGATTTGGATATTTTCCTGTTGTATTTGTAACTCCATACCATTTTAATCCACCATTAAATATGTTAGTTAATCCTGCATTTGTATACAATACGTCTCCTACTTGTATTGACGCCACATTAGCTCTTGATGTAAACATAGAAACTGATGTCTGAGCCAGACACGCTGCTCCTGATGAGCTTTGTCCTGCGTTTACATTATCCGTTGAGAATATTTGAGTTGATGCTACTGGTACAGGTGATGGCGTAGGACTAGGGCTTGGTGTTGGGCTTGGTGTTGGTGTTACACATGAAGCACAATTAGCAAACGAAGGTAAACCTGCTGCATCCACTGTTGAAGTAGAACCTGTAGCTGACGGGCTTTCCCAACATACTCCACTATAAACCAATACATTAGGGAAACTACCTCCTGAAACTAATCTAAATACTTGTGTATTTGTACTACTACATTGAGTATATTCTCTATAATCATAAGTAACAACTGGTGCAGGAGTCGGACTAGGACTAGGTGTCGGGCTAGGTGTCGGACTAGGTGTAGTCGTTGGCGCTGGCGTTGGTATAGGGCTAGGTGATGGAGACAAACAATTAGGACACGAAGTCTCTGCAAATAATACTCCAGCAGCTTGCTGTCTATATATTGATTGGTCAGAATACCATCCATCAGGAGCAAAAGTAGTTAGCGCTGCATCTAAATACAACGCAGTAGCAGTTGAAAAACTTACTGAACTATAATAATATGTTCCTGTTGTTGCCGCCATTTATAATTTTACAAAGTTAACCATTTATACTGAACATCTTGAATCTCCACATCCTGAAACCACAACTGTTACTTCTCCATTTGTACCTGTACCTCCAGTGGCATATAGTGAAGCACATCCTACCACTGTTCCTCCGCTTGAATATTGTACTTCGTTTCCTACCACTACTCCTAATGTTGTATTTGCTTTTAAATATACCGCTTGCAAGTTAACACAATCTATACCGATGAAATAATTATAAGTTGGTATTGAGGGTGCTGGTGTCGGAGACGGTGTTGGACTTGGAGCTGGTGTAAATGTACAATCACAACATGACTCAAAGAAACTTCCTGATGAAAAACATAATTGTTGACCTATTGAATTTCTTAAATCATATATTAGATATAACTTGTTACCTGCAGCTGGTAGAACAAAATCAGCAGTATAAAGATTAGGAGCTCCAGCGCTGTTAATAGGTGTCGCTTGAACTGAAGCAGCTAATAATATATTAATATCTGTTGAGTTGTTTTGATATAATGCGTCCGTCCTTAAATATCTAAACTCGTTTTCTGTTGGGTCAAACACATAATTATCAAAATTAATTTTATTACTTCTCATCGTTATAGTAGCTCCATCTGGAGGTATTATGCTTGAACCTTGAGGGCCTTCTAATTCTCTATATTGAGAAACTATTGGGTCGTTAGGACTAGCTAAAAATGTAACTAAATCGGTTTGTGTAGGCGAACTTACTGTGTTGTTTGTCCAGTTAAATTCAGTATGTATAAATTGACCTGCATTAGAATTAGTTGTTAATGTTACACTGTATACGCTAAACAATTCTTCTTCAGGACATTTAGCTGTCACCTGAATTGTATCCGCTACTGATGAATCAGTAGATATTATTATAACTACTTCGCTTGGAGTTGGGTTTGGTTTTGGAAACTTTAAAGTTCCGCTTTGATATACAACACCAGTGGTATAAGTAACACCATCATATATAGCTTGTATAGTATACCCTGTTCCTGACGACTGAGCTTCGGTTTCAATATCTACTCCTCCTTCAGTTACAATCTGCTGTTCAGTTCCCTCTGTTACAATTAAATCAGAATTTTCAAAAGGTATAACATAATCTATTTCTACAAAGAATAATTTTGAAGGTGGGCCTACATCTTCTCCTATATCTACACAATAAACAAACTCTTGGTTAGGTAAAACAGTTATATTTTTTGTAACACCACAAGCAGTACAAAGCTCAGTCTCTGGTTTAACAATAGTGTTAGAGGTAAACACATACTCGTGCATATACGGGTCATAGCCTCCCAGTTTTTGAGTAGCTGAAGCTTCGGCAAACAAATCTCTAAACCAACTTCTCATACCTTGGTTAGATATTACTGATAATGTTTCGTCTTGCGCAGAACTTCCTGTTAGTTTTACAACAACATTTCTTTTTGCATCTGAAAAATATTTATTAGCTCCAAATTCAGCAAAACTTTCTGGGTGATTACTAATACCGTAATCTTCGATACGAGCTATTTGTGTTCCTAAAACTTCAGGTACTGAGGTAACATCACCACCACCCGTAGAATCTGATAGTAAGTTTTTACCAGCTAGCACGTAAGATATTTTATCTTCTTGCAACACAAGAATATCGGTTTCTCTTGCAAACAAAATTTCTACATCTCCATACGTTTCCTCTAATGGTTTAAAATTCAACAGGCCTAGGTTAAATTCATTTAATCTATTTACATTAGATTCATCGTTAAAGACACCACTGTAAGTTAAATCTGCAAACCTATGAGCTGCTTTATATTCTTCATTCGATGTGGTAAATATTCTATTCCCTAACGTAACCTGCTTTCCTTTTATAGAGTCTTTTATTTTATTACTTTCTACACCATTTCCAAAAGTGTAACAATTGAAAAACCCTGTGTTTACTATAGCAGATTTATTAATAACGCCAAATGAATCTTTAGATTGATTTTGAACATTACCTAAATGTAAGTCTCCGTTTATATCAAAAGACTCATTGTTTTCATACCACACATCTGGCAATGCTTCTTCTGGTTGTGTTTCAAACACATAAGTAGAGTCCGCTCTAAACACTGTAAAGTTTACCTCAACATTGGATTTTCTATGAGACCTGTTAGACCCTCCGTTATAACATGAACTTGACCCTGATACTAATAAATAAATTAAATTATTACCGCTTGAGTCTTGAGTGCTAGTATCTTCATATAACCTGTAGTAAAATTTTTGATTTGGACTTGTTGCTGTGCTGTCAAAATAAGCTGCAGAAGCTATTTGAGCTCCAGTTAACTGACCTGTATATATAATAGATGTAGCATAAGGAGGGGTATTTTTTGAGTTTGCAGGGGTAATATAATCATTAGATATTGTTACATCCTCAGCTTTATCCTCTACACCTTCATTTAATATTTGTTCCACATTATCACCTTCCCACCATTCTTTCATGTTGGCATAGTTTCTTGATGATGTCAATGTTTTAGTAAGCGTATAGTTTTTTTTCATACACGCAGCATCTACATCTTCTGGCACTCCTTGTCTTATAAACTCAATACTTATTTGTATTCTAGTTCCCACCGGTACATCATAAACATTAAAAGCTGTAGTGCTTCCTGATGTGTTAACTCCAGTGAAAAAAGGATAAGCGACTACTGGATAAGTATCCTGCGCTCCTATTGCAGTTGATTTATATGGTCCTGTACTTATAATAGCATCCGTTCCTTCTTGAGCAACAAAATTGGAAGCGTTAATTTTCATGTACGTTCCACCAAACACCTCTACCTCTGCACCTGTAGCGTCAAATATTTTTATAAACCCTGCTGGTTGATTTTCTTTTTCTAATACAGTTGCTATTGTACAATTATTTCTAACACCGCTAGAATCTGCTTTTACTATTAAACTATCACCAGCTTCTACTTTTGCAGCGTTTTCTCCATCTAGTAAAAAATAACTGGAATTAGTTCCAGACTCAGCATACACAATGTTACTATATATAGTTTGATAGTTAGTAGCTGTAGGTTTTATAACAAATTTATATTTAGTTGCCCAGCTTGGCGCTATTTGGTTTGTAGGTATTTCAACCTGAATGTAGTTTCTTTTGTCAGATAAACCACATGGCAGGTTAACAGAATTTAATGGACTTACTTGAGCAGTGGAAGCTCTATTGTAATCATCCATATACACCATTCCTATTTCATAACCTCTATTACTATGTAAACTTTCTATTGTAGGAGATGTTTGAGCTGTTACTGCAGCGCTTGAAAATCTCCAATATGCAATCATAGGATTTACCCCAGATACATTATATATAGCTGCGTTTAACTGTATCTCTATACTTTTTGCAGATGGCCCATTTATACTCAAACCTAATGGCTCTCCTTTAGCAGGAGCAACAGCAGTTGCAGAAGTTCTACCTGTTTGGTTCAATGTGTTATAATTAGAATCAAAAGCTTGAGGTATTGTTTGGTTAAATACATCTGTCAACGTAGAACCATTACCTGCGTTAGCTACAGTTTGAATACTTGTTGCTGTTCCAATTTTTTCTTGGAAGTCAGTGTCAGTAGCTAAATCATAAATTGTTGCATAACTTTTTATTAATGTATAACTCCATGTTAAAAAGTAAATTTCTGTTGGAGGCACGACAGCTGGCCCTGTAGAAATATGGTCTGCGCCGTAAGCAATTCCAAAAGTAAAAGTAATGGTTGTGCCTGCGACTAACTGACTAGGAATTTGAGCTCCTGTAATCGGACTTACTCTAGCTTCTAATAAAGAAAAATCAATACTTATCTCACTGTCATCTACATTTTGAGTGTGTCCGGTTGCTGGAGTAAAATCTATTGTATATGTATCGCCCAGTGTTGCGTTATCTGGAACACTAGTATAATTAATGTCTTCTGATTTTGTAGTGGCTGTAAACTCAAAATTAACCCTTGACCCTGCTGCAGTTTTAAAATCATAACCCTCTACATAGTTACCATATACCAATCTGTTACCCATTAATGTTTGAGCTTTTGCTTTTTGCGGTACGTTATCAAAAGTTCTAAATATTTCTGAGTCAGGTAAGACTGAAAATATTTTTCTATTTGTAAATGCTCTAGTTTGATTTGCGTTGTCTAACCATCCATATTCTTTTTTATTAAAACTTTCAATAATTTTAATTGTGTCAGAATTGGCTTCCTTAAAAACAAGTTGCACCTCAATAACTTTGCTGCTTCCTGTGTTAAAAGTAATATTACATGCGTTGGTAATATTAACCATGCCTTCATTCAAATAACTGTTTGAACTAAAATCAAATTGACCTGGCGTAAATGAAGGTTCTGAAAATTGAGAAATAGCAGAATACTCATTGTTTTCGTATTTATATCTGTAACCAAAACAAATAAACTTATCTTCAAGATAAGCATCTGTAATACCTGTTACATTAAAAGGCTCTATAGTTGGAGCGCTAGTCGGTGGTTTTTTTATTACAAGTATATCGTCTTGATTAAAATCATCTGTTAATACCGCTGGCCTAGGGTCTCCATAATTTTTATTAATATTTATAACTCTTGGAGGGTTAGTGTTGTCAGTAAAAAACAAAAGGTTTTCTATTTTGTCAACACCAGTTATTAAAAAGTTTGGATTGAAGTTTAGTGTAGTGTTTATACCATTTCCATCATCTATACTAATAACGTGATAAATAAGCTCTCCAGTTTCTACATCATAAGAAACTATCATATCTAATTTACCTGTAGCTCCTTGAGTAAATGCTGGGTCGTGGACAAACCAATATATTACAAGCTGAGCTCCATCTTCAAAAGCACCAATACATTTTGCCTGAGAACTTAATTTAGTTCCATCTACGTATTGAAGTTCTGTTAATGGTATATTACCTTTAGAATTTTCAACCGCTCCTATTTCTGATTCTTCAGTAGAACCTAGCCTTACATTCAAAGCATCTACATACTCTCCATTCGGGACAAGCCTTTCATCAAGGCTTTTATTCATACGCCCTCTTATAAAATTTCTTTGAATGTTTGCCATTTTATTTTATCCACTTATCTTCACCTCTAAGATTCATAAGCAATCTACTTGGGTGAATGTTACTTAATCTGATTTTAGCATTTCTTAATAAAGCTTGTTTGTTTTTTCTTGCTCTATTTACGATATACTCTTGCACTCCAAATTTACTATTTAAAATAGCATATTGTATGTAAGCATAAATGTATTCTTCAAATAATTTATTTACACTAATTTGTGAGTCATCACCATTTTCCATACCATCAGATATATATTGTAAAACACATTGTTGGTTGGCCATGGTAGAATCAAAATTAATAACACCAGCTTTTTTGTCTATAGTAAATGTAGGATTTATGTTAGCTGTTTCAGTTTCCAAACCATATCTAGCTCCTATTCTGTAATTATATATATCTGCATCGTAATTATAAACGTTAGGGTTTACGTTTTCATCTATCTCATCATTTAAATATATACTTCTGAGCGAGCCATCTTTTCTTTCAGTATCTAAATTAGAATCAACAACTGTTGCATTATTATCACTATCATAAGTAAATGAAGCTGTAGCAGATTGAATAAAAGAAACTGCTGATTGCACTTGAATATTTTCGGTTAATTCTCTTAACACGTTATCCTTTAATAAATAAAGCTTTACCCAGTTTACATAATCAGGAGGTAAAACAAATCGAAGGTCATCATATACTTTTAATTCCAAAGCTTTTATTTCTTTGAAGGCATCATAATTTAATTCTTGTATACCACGTTTTGCGTGAAATAATATTTTAAATCTATTTGAGTTATTTATTAAGGCATGATTGCCAGCATACATCAACTGAAAATTTTTAATAATATCTTCTAAACTAACGTATTGATATGAACCCCAGTTAGAATCAGTAGGGTTTACACCGTCATTTGTATAATATTTTTTTTGATTTATATAAGCCATAATTAAATATCAGTTCTATTTTGTTGTTGTTCTTCCACTTGTCCAAACTGAAACACGTCAGCTTCTCTTATTGATATACCAGCGTACTGTAATATCTTAGCTACTAAATTATTTGAATCATCAATTGGTAGCTCAAAATCTTGATAATCATTTTGTGTCTGGTCAAACAAAGGTTCGCCTCCATAAAGAGTAACGTATGTCCACTTAGGGTCTTTTGGATATCTTATATATTGAGCTTGAACGTCATTTAAACCATTAAAAGTATTAGGATAAACTGTAATCTCTGAAGCTTCTTGTGTATAAGCAGGAAATATAGTAGAAGGAGATGTAAGCAGTGAACTATTTAACATAGTTATTTTGCTGTGTGTAACCTTCTCTGCTTCTCCCTTTAAAACACCTCCAGAAAAACATAAAACTTTATTAAGTAAATAATAATCAGAACCTGTTGTAGATTGTGATGGTAAAAAGAAAACATTTTGTGTTTTCTGGGTTAAGAAGGATGTAATAGAAAAAGTGTCTATTACCTCTTCATATCCTTTTTTAATATCAGCATATCCTGTTCCCGATATTCTAGCGTTTTCTTCATTTATTTGCTGATTATATCTTATAAAATATTCGTCAAATATATCTAGCTGAGCTTGTTTTGCAAACAAGTTAAAATCACTGGGCGATATATAACCGTAATTATTCTTGTTGATAATAGCAAGTACAGTATTTCTTACAGAATTTATCATTTGAAAATCTTTTTACAAAGATACATAAAATAAAAAAGCACCTAGGATTTAGGTGCTTTCTCGCTGTCGATAGTAAAGGAAGGATTAA